AGAAATGCGCTGAATCGTGTGGAACCGACTGTTATTTATTTGAGTGGGCCTGCAGGAATTTTGAAAACTACAGTTGCGGAAGTAATTGCGAAGAAAGTTGCCCAGAGGTTGTGGCCTGATGAGTTACGCTCTGGACAATACAAGTATGACAGAAATCCATTGCAAAAGCATTGGGATCGCTATTGTAATCAACCGATTTGTAAAATAGAAGAAGCTTTTTGTGCAGTTAAACCAAAAGCGGGCACAGAGGACGAGGAACATAAGTCGTGGTTGGCATTAATCTCTTCGTCTACGTATCCTGTTCCGATGGCGAGTATTAGTGATAAAAAGACTGTTTTTACATCTGAGGTTATAATTTGTACATCAAATACTGCTTTTCCTGAGACTAATGTAAACCGTGAGGCTTTGTTGCGGCGTATGCAAAATCATGTGTTGTTTTGTTGGCAGACTGGCTTTCCAAACAATGTGTTGTCAGACACGAATACCGGGGCTATGAGCGATTTATCACATTTAGTCATGTATGCACATGATCCTTCACGCGCATTGCCAGTTCCGTCAGGTGCTGTGGTGCAAAATTTTCCTGGTGGGCGGATTCACCCTGTAACAGTAGAGGAGTTTAATAATTGGACACTTTTGGCTGAAGATAATGGTGTGCAACACCAAATTCCAAATGTGGCTGCAGGTGTTAATGTGGTAAACCAACGTGCTTTTAGAGATGAATATAGCGTTGTTACCGTCGATCAGCTTGTTGATCGTGTTGTTAATTCTGTTTTGCGTAAACGTGCTCATGCGAATATTGGAGCGGAAGCTCATGGATCTGATGATGATACGACCCCAAAGGTCGTGTTGGTGCCAACAACAAGTACGACTTTTGTTGAGCATCGTTTGATGATTCGACCACCACGTCCTACATTATCTAATGATAGCATAAAGGATATTCGATGTTTAACTGATTTAATGAATTTTGATACTGAGACGTTGCGTAGAATGCATGCTAGGAGTTTTGCGTCTACACAAGCGCTTTTTCGTGTGTGGGCAGAACGTCAAGTTCCCTTAGATTTTCCTTTGGAGGAAGCTTCCGATCAGGATTTGCTTGAGGCTGTGATGAATCTTGTTGTTGATTATCGTGTTTTTAGGAACTCTATAACAACAAATAGCGATACTCACAGAACTCAAGCGCGCTTGGGCGCGCGTGGTTGGAGTTTTACGACGAACATTTTTGGCCAAACAATTGCAACTGGACCCAACCAGTTCAACAGTGTGATTTCTTTTGCATTATCAGATTTAAAATTCGTTCATTTCACACACCATTTAGATCCACAGGATTTTGAGGACTTGTGTTATTACGCGCGTTGTGTTGATGTGGAGTTGAGTGGTGAGTGTTGGTCTTTTGTGAAGGGCTTGTTGGCATCGTTTATAACTGCGTTTATTTTTGGTTTGATTTTTAAAGTTTTTGTTTC